TGGTATGAAAAATAAGGAGTTTACTAATGTTAGAAAATGGGTTGTCAATAATCTTGATAATAATCCTGTTGATCTTCTTAGGGTTGTTTATGATAATCTCTATGAGTATGTGGATGGTTCTACTATTCCCCATTGCGTTGTGGTATTGGGTGAGTACCAATACAAATCTGCCTTTGTCGCAGACCAAGAAATAAATATGATGGCTTGTCTTACAGAAATAATGGCACGAGCTAAATTTAAATAAAGGATTAATATAATGATTGATGAAAAAGAACTAAACGAATTATACAATAAATCGTTTGCAACAAATGTACAACTATCAGAAGAGTATTCTGTACTCGCAGTTGCTGGTGTGTTGTTAGGACAAGCAATGCGGTTATACAAAACAGCATTAAACAAAAATGAGTTTGATGAGATGGTAGAACTTATTAATGATTCATCCAAAGATGTTAGACCATATGATGAATTTTGTTTAGCAGAAGATTCGACTAAACATTAATAGATTGGATTTTTTATAATGATTGATATATATGATGATGTACTAGAAGAGCATAATGCTATTTTAGTCGATGATGCGATTAAACAGTTAGCTTGGAAGTATGATTATTCATCACAACCAAACAAACCAAACAAACATTGGCACATTCTTTGTGGACATAATGAAATAGAATGTACTGATGCTGGATTTGATTGGGCTCATAGTTTATTTCAAACAGCATTGGATAAGTTTAAATTTACAGAAAAGTATGATGTTGATACTTATCTTAGAATCTACATGAATGCTCATACACATGGCATAGAACCACATTTTCATCATGACGATGGAGATTTTACTATGATATATTATCCACGGCTTGATTGGAAATTAGAGTATGGTGGTGGAACTTATATTGATGGTAAACTAGCAGAATATAAAGGAAATCGTTTAGTTGTATTTGATGCAGCTCTTCTACATTCTGCAATGCCAGTTTCTAGAGAGTGTTACCAATTAAGAACTTGTGTTGTATTCAAGTGTAGTAAAAAAAACAGTAATGTTAGTTTCTTTAGAGATGCTATAAAAGATAATAGTAACAATTTCAAAGTGCAAGTAATAAACTAATGTATGAACTAAAAGTAAAGAATGGAAAGTATAAAGCAGACAGTTGGACTGCCTTGTGGTGGGCAGTATTTCTCCATAGATTATCCCACTTTCGTAAGGGTGAAGGGTTTACTGATTAATGTATGAACTAAAAAACTACCTCAAAGCTATCAACGAAACTAAAGAACCTCTTATGGATGGAGAGGATGAAGAGTGGGAAAAGAAGTATCCACCATACATCGTTAATAAATGTGTGGCTCCTTTTCCTGATACTATCCAATTAGTTAACGAAATTAACCAATTACACCACCTAGATAAGAAACTTCAGTTTGATTTTTTGATAAATAGTCTTAGACCAAGGAAAAGATATACACCTTGGGTGAAGGCGATGAAAATTGATAATTTGGAATGTGTTAAAGAGTATTATGGATATAGTAATGCAAAGGCAAAGTCCGCTCTTAAAATATTATCTGATGAACAAATTTCTGCCATAAAACAAAAATTAAATAAAGGTGGAATAAATAATGGAAGAGATTAATTGGACACAAGATCAAATGTTAGAAGTTGGTTTGAAAGAACCAGATGATTTTTTAAAGGTTCGTGAGACACTTTCACGAATTGGAGTAGCTTCTAGAAAAGAAAGAAAACTATATCAATCTTGTCATATATTACATAAACAGGGTAGGTATTATATTACACACTTTAAAGAGTTATTTGCTCTTGATGGTAAGGTTGTTAATTTATCTGAGAATGATATTGCTCGTAGAAACACAATTACAAACCTTTTAAAAGATTGGGGTTTGGTAGATATTATAGGTAATGCAGAACCAGTAGCTCCATTAAGTCAAATTAAAGTTTTATCTTTTAAAGAGAAAGATGAATGGCAATTAGAGACAAAGTATAATATCGGTAAGAAGAAAGAAGTTTAATGGAGCAATTCAAATCTTACATCACAGAGGAAAAGGATGAACCTTATAAGTTATTGATTCTTTCTCATGATGATCCTTTAGACCCTAATGAAACTGGGCCAATGGTTCGCAAGAAAGCATCAGAGTTAGGTATTGAAGTATATCTTGCTGAGTTTTCTGGTATGTATATGGAAGACAAAGGGAAAGATCAACTAGTATATTCTTTTCTTGTAGATGATGATGGTAAGGTAGAAATGCCTGGAATGAAAGATGGTGTTGATTATGATAAACCTTTTCTTATAAATCCTAAAAATACTTTGATTATGGCAAGAGGCCTTGGTTCTACAGTTAAAACAGGAAATTTATCTTGGAGAGTTGCTTGTCTTAATCTAGAAAAACAAGGTTATACTCTCATTAATTCTGTTGCTTGTCACGATATTTGTAATGATAAGTGGCACAATCAGATTATTTTTCAACGAAAAAATATTCTTACACCAAAAACAGTTTTAGTTCGTCATGCAGAAGGAGCTGAACAAGCTGCAGAAAGACTTGGTAATAAGTTTCCAATGATTCTCAAGACAGCTGTTGGGTCGAGGGGTGTTGGTGTTATTTGGATTGAAAGTTTAAAATCTCTTCATAGTGTAATCCAATTACTTCATAGGGAAGATGAATTTGTTGATGTTCTTCTTCAAGAGTATATAAAGACAGACTATGATGTTCGCGTCATTGTTGCTGCTGGAAAAATTTTAGGTGCGATTAAAAGACCTGTTGTTGGTGATGACTTTAGGTCAAATGTTTCACAAGGATCGGAACCAGTATCACATGAGTTGACAGAACGTGAAGCACAAGAATCTTTACGAGCAGCAGAATCAGTTGAAGGTCAAGTTGTTGGTGTTGATTTTATACCAGCAAAAAATAGAGACAAAGAAAGTCCTTACTTTATCGAAGTTAACTCTACTCCCGGCTTGATGGGTATTGAAGCAGTTATTGGAAAATATCATGCTTCAACAGTAAAGGCGTTGGGGGTAGGTAAGGATCGTAGCATCACTAAAGAAATTTTGAAGATTTATATGAATCGTGACAATTGGACCCTTGACAAATCTACGGAAACCTGATATACTCTTATAATGAACTTCTACACTAACGTATTACAATACGGTAACTCTATTCTTGTCCGTGAGGTCAGGGATGGCGAACGCACGACTCGCAGAGTCAAATATGAACCCACACTATTTGATCTAGTCAAGACCCGTGAGGAGACTGGCTACAAAACTCTGGATGAACAGAGTGTAAAACCACACCACTTTGATTCTATCAAGGAGGCGAAGGCATGGGTTGCTGATCGTGAGAACCAAGATATAATCTATGGTAACACGCAGTATCCTTATTGCTGGATTGCTGATGAGTTCCCTAATCAGGTTGATTGGGACTTGGACCAGATGCTTATGGTCACCATCGATATTGAGGTGGAGTGCGAGAACGGGTTTCCTAAGCCAGAAGATGCAGCAGAACCTATGCTGTCAATCACCATCAAGAACCACCAGACCAAACGCATCGTTGTGTGGGGCATTGGTGAGTTCGTCACTGACCGTGATGATGTAACCTATGTGCAGTGTGAAAGTGAAGTGCATCTGTTGAAGGAGTTCCTAGCATTCTGGGAGAACCATACACCTGATATTATTACTGGCTGGAATACTGAGTTCTTCGATATTCCTTATCTGGTTAATCGTATTCGTAACGTCTTCGATGATGAGGAGACAAAACGTCTGTCTCCGTGGAAGAATGTGTTTGCCCGTGAAGTATATAAAATGGGACGAACTCATCAATCCTACACTCTTGATGGTATTGCTGCACTTGATTATCTGGACCTGTATCGTAAATTCACATACACCAATCAGGAAAGATATACTCTGGATCACATTGCGTTTGTGGAACTGGGTGAGCGTAAGGATGGTAATCCATATGAAACATTCCGTGAGTGGTATACCAAAGATTATCAGTCGTTTATCGAATACAATATTCAAGACGTGGAGATTGTTGACAATCTAGAAGACAAGTTGAAATTGATGGAGCTTACGCTGACGATGGCGTATGACGCAAAGGTCAACTTCACTGATGTTCTTGGTACTGTACGGTATTGGGATATTCTTATCTACAACTATCTGCGTGAGAGGAACATCGTGATTCCTCAGAAAAAAGATCATGAGAAGGTAGAAAAGTTTGAAGGTGCTTATGTGAAAGACCCACAGGTGGGTATGCACAAGTGGGTTATGTCATTTGACTTGAACTCTCTGTATCCTCATCTTATCATGCAATATAACATTTCACCTGAGACACTGGTAAACAAGGACGCTGAACTTGTTGAGGGTATGGTGGATAAGATACTGGATGGCAAGGTAAAGAATGACACCGAATATTGCATGACACCAAATGGTGCATTCTTTCGCAAGGATGTTCGTGGATTTCTACCACAATTAATGGAAGGTATGTATAATGATCGTGTCAAATATAAAAGACTTATGCTCGAAGCTCAACAGGAATATGAAAACACTGGGGAGAAATTTCTACTTAATGACATTGCCCGGTACAACAACATCCAAATGGCAAAGAAGATTTCTCTCAACAGTGCATATGGTGCTATTGGGAACAATTGGTTTCGTTATTTTGATCTGTTGGTTGCCACTGCAATTACTACATCTGGCCAGTTGTCTATTCGTTGGATTGAGAAAAGTCTCAACATTTATCTTAACAAAATCTTGGAAACGAAAGACATGGACTACGTTATAGCAAGCGATACAGATTCGGT